TTTATCCCCATTGCTTATCCCCATGATGGCAATAGACGAGACTCTATGGGCAATCCTGGTCTTGCTGACCAGTATCGTAACCTAGGGTGTAACTTAATGCTGGATCATTTCACTAATCCACCTGCATTAGGAGAGAACAAGGGTGGTAATAGTATAGAAGAAGGGCTTATGGCTATGATTCAGGACATGGAGAATGGCAAATTCAGGGTGTTTTCTACGCTCCCAGACTGGTTTGAGGAGTTTAGAATGTACCATAGAAAGGGCGGAAAAGTAGTCGCATTAAGGGATGATCTCATGTCTGCGACACGTTATGCCTTCCAATCACAGCGATTTGCCGTATCTGGTAATGACCCGACATGGACAAACGACATAAAGTACGGAAATTATGGCATCATCTAAAAAAATATCAGACGAAGAACTAATCCAGAGAGTCAATAACGAGATATCTGACGCTCTTGGGTACAACGATACCGTCAATGAGCAGCGTGAAACAGCGATGGAATACTATTATGGTATGCCATTGGGTAACGAGGTTGATGGCAGAAGCCAGTATGTGGATTCTTCAGTCATGGACACCATTGAATGGATCAAGCCTTCTCTGATGAGAGTGTTTGCCAGTGGCGACGAGATGGTTACGTTCGCGCCAACCGGACCTGAGGATGTTGAGGTTGCTGAACAGGCTACAGATTATGTCAACTATATCTTTACCAAGGATAACCCCGGCTGGGAGATTCTCTACACCTGGTTTACGGATGCTCTCCTACAGAAGAATGGTATTGTAAAATGCTGGTGGGATGAATACGAAGATCAGAATAGGGAAGAGTACAAAGGACTTGATGAACAGGAGTTTAATGTACTCCTGCTTAATCCAGATGTTGAAGTATCGGAACATACAGCCTACAGTGATGACTACGGTGCGAAGCATGATGTAGTTATTACAAGAAAGGCTTACATAGGTAAGGTAAGGATAGAGAATGTACCACCCGAAGAGTTCCTGATCTCCAGAGAAGCAAAGACAATAGGGGATGCGAGATTCACTTGCCATCGAGTATTGAAGACTTTATCTGAACTGAGGATAATGTATCCTGATGAAGACCTTGATCCCAAGGATTTAGGAAGTGGTGAAGATTCTTTTACCTATCAGAATGAACTTGCCCGATTCCAGTATGATGATTCCAAAGGATTACCATGGGGCGACAATACGACTGTATCTGAAGATGAAACCTTGTCTACCTACTGGCTGCACGAATCATTTATGAAGATTGATTACGATGGTGATGGTATTGCTGAACTCAGGAAGGTATGCTCAGTTGGTCAGAAGGTTCTGGCTAACGAAGAGATAGACAGTATTCCATTCGTAAGTATCACACCGATAAAGATTCCGCATAAGTTCTTTGGTCTATCAGTGGCTGATCTTGTTGTCGATATTCAAAAGATAAAGAGCGTTCTGATGCGAAATCTCATGGACAACATGTACAACCAGAACTTCGGTCGATATGCAGTCCTTGAAGGTCAGGCGAATCTTGACGACTTGCTTACACAGAGACCGGGTGGTATAGTAAGAGTCAAGTCACCCAATGCTATCATGCCTTTGGCAACCCCGCAGCTTGAACAATCATCGTTTTCCATGCTTGATTACCTTGACAAACTTAGAGAATCTCGCAGTGGCGTAAACAAGTTCAGCCAGGGTTTGAATGAGAATGCTTTAACTTCCCATACTACAGCTACTGCTGTTGCTGCAACAATGACAGCAGCACAGTCAAGGGTGGAGTTGATTGCAAGATGCTTTGCAGAGACTGGCGTAAAGGATTTAATGAGAAATATTTATGAACTCGTCTTGAAGAATCAGGATCACCAGCGGGTAGTAATGCTGAGAAACAAGTGGGTTCCTGTCCGTCCTGATATGTGGCGCGACAAAATGGATTGTACTGTTTCCGTAGGTATAGGAAATGGCAATAGAGATCAACAGCTTATGCACCTCACGACAATGCTACAGTTTGCCGGAGATGCCATGAGAGGTGGACTCAAAATAGTCAATGAGAAGAACATGTACAACATGGGAGCAGCCCTTGTTAAGAATATGGGTTTCCAGAATGTTGATGACTTCCTGACTAACCCGGAGAATATTCCAGACCAGCCTGATCCAAGAGAACAGATGGAACAGGCAGAACTACAACTGAAACAGAAAGAATTAGAGATTAAAGCTGCTGACATACAAGTAAAACAAATGAAAATCCAACAGGAAGCTGCCGAAGCACAGGTCGACGCGCAACTTAAAGTTGCAGAGTTAAAACTGGAAGCTGAACAAGGCAGAGGTGTAGCACTTGGATAAAGAGCAAAGAGAAGCAAGAGCAAAATCACTACTTTCTGACGAACTATTTAACGAAGCGTTTGATACGCTTGCAAAAGATATCATGGATGCCTGGGATCATACAGGAGTCCACGATACCGAGGCCAGAGAAAACCTCTGGTTATCCTTACGACTCCTTGAGCGGATACGCCTTCATCTAACCAGTATAGTAGAAACTGGAGAGATGGCGAAGAAACTTGAGGAATATCAACTATAGGAGAGAACTATGGCGGATACTCAAACGAATCCCCAATCTGTAACGCAAAACCCCGATCTTGATCCTGGCGGTGTAACCGCTGCTCAAGATGCAATCCTTGGATTACTGGACTCGAAAGAGAACCCTGACCAAGAGGAGCAACCGTCTGAAGAAACTGAAGACGTAGAGGCATCTGATGAAACAACTGAAGAAACTGAAGAAGTCGAAGAAACAGAATCTGAAGATGTTGCTGATGATGACTCTGAAGAATCCGAGGAAGAAGAAGTTGAAGATGAGGACGAAACGGAATCCACAGTCTATACTGTAAAGGTAAACGGACAAGATGTGGAAGTCTCCGAAGACGAACTCATAAAAGGCTACTCTCGCCAACAGGATTATACTCAAAAAACGCAACAACTGGCTGAATACAAGAGACAGATGGATGCTGCTGCCCAGGGTATGCAGCAGGAAATCGCTCAGACTCAGCAAATGCGTGCTCAATACGTTGACGCTCTATCTACAGCTATCGACACAAACTACGCTCATCTTCAACAGTATGCTAATGTTGACTGGGAAACGCTAAAAAGCCAGGACAAAGAGGAGTACCTGACAAAGCGTGACGAATATCGTCAGGCACAGGAAGGTATCCAGGAGTTACAGGCAAAAGCACAACAGGCACAACAGCATCAAGAGCGTGAAATGCAGATGCAGCACCAGCAGGTGTTACAGGAAGAACATGCCAAGATGGTAAGTATATTACCTGAATGGAATAATCCTGATACACAGAGAGCGATAGCAAAATCTCTTTCAGAGTTTGCCTTAGGTAAAGGTTATACTCAGGAAGAACTGTCGCAACTGGTGGATCATCGCTCTATCCTTGTACTTATGCAAGCCAAGGCTTATGAAGACATGACTCGTAAACAGCATGAAGTTCGTGCTAAGAAGGTCAAGAATAAGCCGAAGGTTGTATCTACAAAGGCTAAGAGAGCGAAGTCAGAAGCAAATGTGGGCAAACGTAAAGAGAAAATGAAGCGTCTACAGTCAACAGGCAAAGTCGATGACGCAGCCTCGTTACTGGAAGATTTACTTAACCCTCAATAGAGGAGACATACTATGGCTATTGCCTCAAACACATCACTGACTTACTCGTCAGTAGCAGTACGTGAGCAGCTAGCCGATGTCATCTACAATATTGCTCCTATGGATACCCCATTTTTCAGTGGGTGTAGCCGTGAGAAGGCCGAAAATACTTTCTTTGAATGGCAAACAGACACCATCGTTGCTGGTGCTGCTAACCGTCAGATAGAAGGTGACGACTCTCCCGCTGCTACAGCAAGGGCATTGCCTACTCGTTTGGGTAACTACTGCCAAATTTCGCGGTACGTGGTCCAAACCTCAGGCACCGATGACTCGGTCAACTATGCTGGTCACGGCAAACATCAGGCTTATCAGCTGGCTAAACGTGGTAAGCAGATGAAGAGAGACTGGGAAGACATGTTGTCAGCCAACGTTGCTCGTAACGCTGGTAACGCAACTACTGCCAGAGTCTCTGCTGGACTACCATCCTGGATCGCTACCAACTACGTATCAATGAACCCGACGTCCGGTTCACCTGCTGCGTCTGCTGGTACTGGCACGGACACGATGACAGAAGCGACTGCTACTGCCTCCATTACGGAAGCTGGCATCAAGAACGTCATTTTGGATGCCTTTGATGCAGGTGGTAACCCAGATATGATCCTGTGTCCGGGAACCATCAAGCAGGCGATCTCAGGCTTGAGTTCAAATGCTGGTCCTGGCTACGCTATCCGTAACAATGTCAAGAGTGCTGGACCTGCCACAGCGGTAAACGCAGTGGATGTCTACGTATCCGACTTTGGTACGTTCAAGATAGTTGCAGATCGTAACCTGGATAGTACCGAACATGTCTTTTTCCTAGACATGGATTTCTGGGGGCTGTCGGTCCTCAGAGACTGGACTGTTGTTGATCTCGCCAAAACTGGTGACTCAACCAAACAGATGCTTCTGTACGAAGCTGGTCTCGTTTCCAAAAACGAGAAGTCCAGCGGTATCCTCGCCGACTGTAAAGCGTAAGGTAAATGAGGGGGGTGGGGAAACCCACCCTCCGACTTTATGAAAGAACTTGAAACTAACTGTCCTAATATTCAGGACGAATATGGCGGAAAAGTAGTCTTTCCATTTGGGCCGTGTATATACCAAAACTTTATATCTGACGAACTGAGGGATTCCCTCTTATCAGAAGGGCGGAAGATAAGAGATGAGGATCACGACTACAGAGAAAAACTTGCTGGTAATATGTACAATGGTGGATCATACGAGTATAATGATTCGTACACAGAGGAAGTATACCCTCAACTATTGAAGTATTTGTTTCAATGGTTTGACTTTATGGTACATCATTATGGGGAAAAGCGTATCAACTTTGCCCCCGGTGGTGGTGACATAGACATAGGTATAAGCAGTTTATGGATAAACTTCCAGAGAATGTTTGACCACAATCCACCACATCAGCATAGCGGTATAGTTTCGTTTGTTATATATTTAGATGTACCACCAGAGATATTTACCGTACAGGTAAAGTCTAATGTACAGGATGCAGGACATATAATATTCAAATATGGTGAATCTATCAGTCCTTTGAGTGTAAGTATGTGGAATGTAGTACCTGAGAATAACCTTATACTGTTATTTCCAGCTACTTTGGATCACATGGTACACCCATTCTGGGTAGACAAGGAACGTATAAGTGTATCTGGTAACTTCAACTTGGTAAATAAGATAGCAGTAAGTCTTAATGGAGCATGAATGAAAGATAAAGAACTGGAAAAGGCAGCTAAGAAGATGATGAAAGGTAAACTTCCTAAAGCTAGCCCTAAACCTAAAGAACCTACAGATGCTATGGGTTGGCTAAAGAAGGCGTATATAGATCACGATCCTTTAGATGGCGCGCCCAAAGTAGGGGGTATTGGCTATGTCAAGTAAACATCTTTTAGAAACAAATCATGGTCGTCAGACCGATATGCACTTTGATGATATAGAAGGTACTTTCATATTCAATACCAGGGAAGACGCCACACCTTTATTGGATCAGAACAAACGAAAGTTTAATGATTATGGAGATAAACTCTCCAAGGGAAAGCATGGCGAGTGGCACCATGCAGCTTCAATCCCCGCAACAATCTGGGAAAAGTGGATAAAGGAGACTAATGGCGAGATTCAAAAAGACCCGAAGCTGTTAGCTGCTTATCTTAATAACCCGGATTTTAAATATTTTAAGACAGCACCCACCAACATATAGGTGAATGATATGATTGACATTAGTAATGTTTGGCATCCGCTAACTACGCATACGCTATCTGCGACCACAACCAGTGGCGCGACCAGAACATCTGCGTTTGCAACTCAAATACAGACCGTTATGGTAACAGCTACCGCTGCATGTTTTGTTGCATTTGACACAACGCCAACGGCAGCGACTTCTTCAACTTACATAGCTGCTGGCACTCCGTACTGGTTTCGTGTAAGTGAGGCGGATAAGTGTGCAGCGATTACTGGATCAGGCACAGCATCGGTTTATATTACTGAACTGAGCAGATAATGGCTATAAACACTTACAGCACTTTACAGACTGCTGTAGCTAACTGGTTAGACAGGGATGACCTGACTGATCGGATACCGGAGTTTGTGTCCTTAGCAGAGGCAACATTCAACAGGGTGTTGCGACTTCGTGCTATGGAGACTACCGTAGCCGATACGACACCAAGTGGATCGAAAGAGGATGCACTCCCTACTGGTTATCTCCAGATGAGGGAGATACATCTCGCTACCAGTCCTGTAGTTTCCTTGGCATACATTACCCCAGAGATAATGTACAGGATAAGGGCTGGAAGTACCAGTGGTAAGCCGAACAGTTACACTATAGTTGGTGATAATATACTCTTTGGTCCTACTCCTGATGATGCTTATAGCTATAGTATGACCTACTATAAGTCATTTGATGCACTTGCTGATAATACACCAACAAACTGGCTGATATTAAACGCACCTGATCTCTACCTGTATGGTACGTTACTACAGGCTGAACCATTCCTGATGAATGATGAGCGAGTACCGCTATGGGAGAGAGGTGTACGCCAGGTTATAAATGATCTGCAACAGCAAGACGATAAAGATAGACATTCAGGCTCAGAAATGAGAGTGATGAATACTTCAGGATACTTTTGAGGAATAAGGCATGGCACTAGAAACAGGAAATTATATAAGCAGCCTTGTAAAGACAAACCCGGTATCTTCTGACAATGTTTCAGAAGGTGACGATCATCTGCAACTAATCAAGAAAATTCTCAAACAGAATTTTCCAGTAGGAACAGATAGTGTCGGGCCGGATCAGGCAGTACAGGTTCTTATAGCTAAATCATCTGCACCTACCGTAGATACGAGTGCATCAGGCCATGCTGCCAGGGCGATGGGGTTGATGTGGCTGGACACAACTAACAACTTACTCAAGATAAGAAACCAAGCTAACGATGCGTGGATTACTTTAGCTGTTAATCCAGAGACATCCAACTCGGTAGATATAAACGCAGGTACCATAGATGGTACAACTATTGGTGCTTCAACCGCATCTACTGGTGTGTTCAGCAGTGTAAATATAGCAGCAGATGGCGCGACAGTTACTGGTATTAAAGATGAAGATGACATG